ACTCAGGTATCTATGCAGAATTTAAAGTCTCCAACACCACACGAGGAACAGACAGTTTAATTGAAGCGTCGGAAAACCTGCGCAGCGGTCTTTCAGTTGGTGTTGAAGTTATTAAAGGAAAGAACAGCAATGGCGTGTACAGAATCAGTTCTGCTCGCCTCCTTGAAGTTTCGCTCGTACAAGCAGCCGCTTTTAAAACGGCTTCAGTCACAAGCGTAGCTGCGTCACAAGACGCAGAAGTTACAACCGAAACCAAAACAGAAAATGAGGAAATTGTGGAAAACACAACACCTGAATCTGTTGCGACTGAGGTAACAGAGACCGTTGCGGTTGAAGCCTCTGCTCGTCCAACAGTAGCAGCACCTATTTACACTAAGCCTCGCTTAGAGTTCACAAAAGAGAAGTTTTTAGAAAACACTCTGCGTGCGCAATACTTAAACGATGACTCTGCTCGTCAATACATAATGGCAGCAAGTGATACTAGCGACAACGCAGGTCTAGTTCCGACCCGTCAGCTAACTGAAGTGATCAACCCATTGTCAAATGCTGACAGACCATTTATTGATTCGGTTTCGTCTGGGAGCCTGCCCGACGCAGGACTTGTTTTTGAAATTCCCCGACTAACTCAAGCCCCTACGGTTTCAGAAACAGCTGAAGGCGCAGCACCGTCAAACACAGATCAAAATGTTGACTTCTTATCTGTCAATGTTAAGAAATACGCTGGACAACAGACTTTCTCAGTTGAGTTGCTAGATCGCTCATCACCAGCATTTTTCTCTGAGTTAGTTCGTCAAATGGAGTTTGCTTACGCAAAGGCTACTGACACAGCAGTTGGCTCAGCACTTATCACAGCTGGAACAGACGGCGGAAACCGTACTCTTACAGCAGCTAATATCCAAGACTTCATTTCAGACGCAGCAGTTTCAATTTACTCAGGTACATTGGGATTTGCAGAAAACATTGTAGTTTCACCTGAGCAATGGGGTGCTTTAATGGGTCTAGTAGACGGTTCAAACAGAGCTGTATTTACTCAGACAATTAACCCACAAAACGCTTCAGGTAACCTAACACCTACAAATGTTCGTGGCAACATTGGTGGATTAAACCTTCGTGTATCTCGTGCATTATCAGGAACTGGCGACAACTCAATGATCGTCATTAATCCTTCATCATACACATGGTACGAATCAAGCAAGTACCGCTTAGAAACAAACCTAATTTCAACTGGTCAAATCCAAGTTGCATACTACGGTTACGGCGCAATCGCTAATAAGGTTGCAGCTGGTGCTTACAAGTGGATGGTTGCATAACCTTCCGTTAAAGGAAATAACTGTGTAGGGGCTTTGGAAGCCTTAGCCCCTATACTCTAAGAAAGGAAAACAATGGCAGCAACAACACCAACAGTCGCCGAGCTTCGTAGCGCATTGGGTATCGGGTCTCTTTATAGTGACGCAGTTGTTGATGAGTGTGCGCAAGCTGCTCAAGATATTGTTTCCTCGTATTTATGGAGAGACGAACTTAACAATTACGCTCACAGTAACATTGTTGGCAGTGGCACATTATATTTTAATAACTCAGTAAGAAACATTTTTTATGTTGGTCAGACTGTAACAATCTCAGGTAACGGCGCAACTTTTAACGGAAGTAAAGTTATTACAAGCATGACTGATTTTACTATTACAGTAACTACTACACATTCAACAGCTGAGGCTATTCATGCCGTTCAGCCTTATGGAACAGTAGCAGGTTCAACATACACAAACTATGCAACGGTGGCAGCTGTTAATGAAGCTGCACTTATGATCGCCATTGACATTTGGCAAGCACGCCAAGCAAGTAACGCAGGTGGCATATCACCTGATTTCCAGCCTTCGCCTTATCGTATGGGCAACACTTTAACTGCAAGGGTAAGAGGTTTATTAGCACCTTATTTAAGTCCTAATAGTTTGGTAGGCTGACATGACTGTCGCCGTTACGACACTTCGGTCTACCCTTGCGGCTGCGTTAGAGAACGCAGGGGTGTGGCAGGTCTTTTCCTTTCCGCCTGCTACACCCATTGCAAACTCTGTAATCGTCCAACCTGATGACCCTTACATTGAGCCAAGCAATAATATCTACTCAACAGTAGCCCCTAAAGTAAATTTTAAGATCGTAATGATCGTACCTATGTTTGACAATCAGGGTAACCTCAATGGTATTGAGGATTTAGTAGTTGGCGTGTTTAACAAGCTAGCAGCCAGCACAACCCTTAAAATAAGCGTTGGCAGTATCTCAGCACCTAGCGTGTTATCAGGCGTAGCTGGTGAGATGTTAACAAGTGAGATGTCCGTCTCAATCATGACAAGTTGGAGTTAAAAATGACAATAGATATTCCTTCCGAGGATAAGGCTTGGCTTGAAAAAGTCGGGCAAGTAGCACCAAAAACCGAAAAGCCACAAATCGTAAAGAAAGACGAGGAATAACCAAATGGCTGTATTTCTAAATAACAAGGTCGGCGTAAAGGTTAACACCGTTGATCTTAGCGACCATGTGACTGCGATCACATTAAACCGTTCATTTGAAGAACTACCTGTAACAGCTATGGGTGATCTTGGAGTGAAGTATGTAAAAGGGCTAGAGGCTTCATCTGTAACTATCAGCTTCCTAAATGACACAGCTTCAGCAAATGTTCTAGCAACCCTTCAGGCTGCTTGGGGAACAAATGTAACCTGCGTATTGCTACAGGAAAAAGGAACTGCTGTAAGTGCAACAAACCCACTTTACACTTTTACAGCTCTAGTAAACAACACCACCGACATTAACGGTGCTGTAGGCGATCTAGGCACACAAGATGTAACATGGAACATTAGCGGCGCAATTACAGTCGCTACCACAGGTACTTTCTAAAGGAGAAAAATGATTGCATTAAAAATCACCAAGGCTTCAGGTGAAGAATCTACACATGAGATTACACCAGCGATTGAATATGCTTTCGAACAGCATTTCAAATCAGGATTTCATAAGAGATTTCGAGATGAAGAAAAGCAGTCAGATGTCTATTGGTTGGCGTGGGAGTGCATACGCCGATCAGGTGAAACTGTTAAACCATTTGGAGAGCAGTTCTTAGAGACATTATCAAAAGTAGAGATTGTAGACGCTGATACCCCAAATGGGTGACGAGGTATGACCTTACTTATTTAATTGCTTCATTAGCAGTTGAGACAGGCATACCTCACAGCGAGTTTATTAACATGGATAGGTCAATGTTTTTAGCAACCTTGGCTTACATGAAAGACAGAGCGCAAAGGATGGATAATGCCAGTAGAGGTAAAAGGTCTTATTGAGACCCAAAAGGCATTAAAGAAACTTGCGCCTGATCTATATGAGCAAATGCGTAAAGAGATTAGGGTTGCATTAAAGACTGTATCTGATGATGCTAAGTCTATGGTGCAACCAGCAATTTATGGATTGTATAATTGGCAGAGTACAGGTGCAGTAGTTAAATCTCGCACCAGTCGAGCAGAGGCATTTCCTAAGTATGACCCTAAAGTTATTCGTAAAGGGTTGACTTACAGCCTAGGTAGATCAAAAAGAAACAATGCTGGCTTCATTGCCCTTTACAGCTTGTTAAATAAAACTAGAGCAGGTTCTATTATTGAGACCGCTGGTCGTAAAAACTTTAACGGAGACCCACGCAGTCAGAGCAATAACCCTAATGCAGGTGCGCATTTCAATAGAGCTATCCAAGGTACATACGGTGGCTTCGGTAAGATAGGTCAGTCTCGTATTGATAGAGGTCGCATACTAATTAAGGCTGTTGAAGAAAATCAAGGTAAAGTCTTTGACGCAGTATTTAAGGCAATAGCCAAGGCAGAGCATAAGTTTATGACTACTAGCAAAACTGATAGGTATGGTTTAGCAGCATGACAATTAAGGTAGATATTGTATCCGAGTACAAAAACAAGGGTGCTAAAGAAGCAACTAAATCCCTAAGTGGTATAGAAAACACAGCCGTAAAACTAGGTAAAACATTAGCCAAGACCTTTGCTGCCTATCAACTATTAAGATTTTCCAAGAACGCTGCAATGGCATTTGCAGAGAACGAAAGATCAGCTGCTTCTCTAGCAACCACAATGAGAAACCTAGGGGCTGAACTAACCATACCTTCAGCTGAGATAGCAATTCAACGCTTATCCGATTTGGCTACTGTTGGTAAAGATGAAATTCGTCCAGCCTTTGCACAGGTGTTTAGAATCCTTGGAAGTGTGACGGACGCCACAAGAGTATTAGAAACTGCTACAAATGTTGCAAAGGGTACGGGTCGTGATTTAGGTAGCGTAGTTACAGCCTTAACTAAAGCCTACGCTGGAAACTATAAAGGCTTAATATCATTAGAGACAGGTTTAACTAAAGCTGAAATCGCTTCAGGCGACATGGAACTAATCATGGGCAAGTTAAACAAAACTTTCTCAGGTCAGAACGCAGCTTACTTAGACACCTATGCAGGTAAGACTAAAGCCCTAAGTGAATCAGTTGGCAACGCTATGGAGATCATTGGCGCAGGTATCTTTGACGCCTTGGCTGTCCTAGCAGGTTCAAACGATATTGAAGTTATACAGGAAAAGATTACTAACTTTGCTACTTCAATAGCAGGGTTTATCAAGGGCGTTGCTTCGTTTATGAAAACAACTTATGACGCTGTTTTCAAACCTATTATTGACGCACTAGCAAAGACTTACGGTTTCTTGCAAAAGATTGGCGTTATTGCTAAAGACAAAATTACAGTATCAACTGCATTGGATTATAGAGAAAACAACGCAGGACGGATAGCGGCCGAGGCTAAGGATAGACAACTTGCAGCTCAAAGATTAGCCCAAGAAAAGAAACTAATGGCTGAGCAAAAGAAAACTGCCGCTGCTAAATTAAAGGCTGAGCGAGATTTGCAAAAGACTAAAAAGGCAGGAACTCTATTTGACATAGAGAAAATTCAAGTAGTCGCTGCGTTGCAGGGCAAGATTACAGCTGATGAAAAATTGCGCCTAGAACTGCAATTAGCCCTGTTAACTGGCAACGCTTCAGAGGCAGATCGTCTGAGCAATGAGCTGTTAATCTCTCAGGCTCGCACTACTGGTCTTGCTACCTTTATTGCTAACCTGCCTAAAGCCCTAAATCCATTTGCTGACTACCCTGCGTATGTACAGGCAGCTTTGGCTGAGTTGGCTAAGTTAGCGGCTGGTCAAAAGTCTTTACAAGTAAGTCCAACAGCTGCCCCTATGCAAACCTTAGAGCAAGCAAGGTCAGAAACAGTTTCTAGCATTGCTAGGGTTAATGAAATTTACACAGACCTAATGTCTAAGATCAATGCAACCACAAAAAACCCTGCACCAATAGTGCAAAACAATTACATAAGTGGTGCTACACAAGGTTTGCTAGACGAATTACAAAATGGCTTAATAAACAACTCAGCTTCAGGCATACAATCTAAACTGAATAGATTAAATCTAATAGACTAATGACATTACCAGCCCAACTTAATGTAAGCCTAAACTTTAACTCAGGTGCAACCTTTGGTAACCCGTTTACCATTGGAGACCCTGTTAACGGCAAACTTGGGTTTGGTATTCTTGGAGACGGCTCAGCCCCAGCATTAGTTATTGATGTGACTGATGTCACACGCAATATACAGATCAAGCGTGGTCGTAATATCCTCAGAGACACCTACGAGGCTGGAAGCGCAACGGTTAGAATCTATGACCAAGACGGCAGATTCAACCCTCAGAACACAAGCTCAGACCTATTTGGACAACTCACACCGCTTCGTAAAATGAGAATCTCAGCAAGTTATTTAGGCACTTCGTATTACCTATTTAGCGGATATACAACCACTTACACCTATACCTACGATCAGGCTGAGCAAGTATCCTATGTAGACATTACAGCTGTTGACGGATTTCGTTTATTTAACCTAGCCAACATAACTACAATTACAGGTCAAGCCAATGGTGATGACACAGGTGAGCGCATAGGCAAGATACTAGATACCGTATCATTTCCTAATTCCATGCGTACCTTAGATGTGGGAAATTCCCTATGTCAGGCAGACCCAGCGACTACACGCACAGCCTTAAACGCTATTATCAATGCAGAGTTTAGTGAGCAGGGTGCTTTCTACATGGACGCTGAAGGTCAGGCAGTATTTAAGAACCGTAACGCAGTAGTTGCTTCAGCTGGTGGCACACCTATTGAGTTTAATCAGACAGGCGATATACCTTACAAGAATCTTCAATTTGCCTTTGATGACAAGTTAATCATTAACCAAGCCACAATGACCCGTATAGGCGGCACAGCCCAGTTTGCAGAGGACGCAGGTAGTGTGGCTACCTATTTCCCTCACAGCGTTAACTACGACGATTTAGTCATACAGACAGACACAGACGCTAATAATATAGCTCGTATCTATGTCGCAACTAGATCAGATACCACTATAAGAATTGACTCAATGACGGTTGACTTGCTAGATACAGATGTGCCTACTGACACAATGCTAGGCATTGACTATTTTCAAAATGTTGACATATCCAATATCCAGCCTGACGGGTCTACTATTACCAAGAACCTACAAGTACAGGGTGTTTCTTGGGATATAACCCCTAACCGTTGGTTGGGTACTTTTACCACACTTGAACCAATCACAGACGGATTTATCTTAGGTAATACCACCTATGGTGTCCTTGGTGATGATATACTAAGCTACTAAGGAGTAATAAAATGGCAGCAGGATTTCCAGTAAAGGCAGATTACGCTACGGGTGATGTTCTATCCGCAGCAAATATGAACGATTTGAGCGCTACGCTTAATTATATTGACCCAACGGGCGAGACTAACGGGTTTGTTTTGACCCGTAATTCAAGTGCATCAGGTGGCTTGGAGTGGGCTGCGGCTGCTGGTGGCGGTACAACTTATGCAGTTTTTACAGATCAAAAAACAAGCGGTACTCATGGCGGAACTTTTACATCTGGTGCTTTTAGAACTAGAGATATTAACACAAGCCAATTTAATAACATTTCAGGCGCATCAATTAGCAGTAATCAAATTACTTTAGGTGCTGGTACTTATCAAATAAACGCAAGTTGCCCAGCCACCGATGTTAATCAAAATATAACAAGATTATACAATATAACTGATTCTAGTGTTACAGTTTTAGGAAGTTCAGAGTATAACGATCAGGCTGGTTTTACTGATGTTACTAGAAGTTTTATTCAAGGTATTTTTACAATCGCAGGAACTAAAGTTTTTGAGATACAACACCAAGGCAGTATTACTAAATCAACTACTGGCTTTGGAGTTGCAACTGGAATTTCAACTGAAACTTACACAATCGTAAACATTACAAAAATTTAAGGATATAGAAAATGATAGATATAGCATTAGGAATTGAAGCACTATTGCCATCAGCAGAGTATTTTGGTAGCACTACTGCAAATACTAAACAATCTTTTGATGACTTAAATTGGTCAGATTCTCGAGAAAAACCTACTTGGGCTGCGGTTCAGGCTGCTTACGATGCTTTGCCTGATGAAATTAAAAACCCAGTATTGCCTTAGACCAATTCTTGAAAATTGTGTCTAACTAATTATTATGAAACCATGGTTGTCCAAGTCCGCAGTACAGCTGCGTGAGCAAATAGATGATTCCTTCGGAGACACACGCAGTCGTTCAAGCGATGGGTGGATTGGTAATGTTCGCCATCAGTCGAGAAAGAGCGACCATAACCCTGACCCACAAACAGGTGTCGTTAGAGCTATTGATATTGACGCTAGGCTTTCTGACCAAAAAGGGATTTCAGCAGATTTGGCAGATCAGCTTCGACTCTACGGGAAGAGTCACAAGCGTATCTCTTATGTAATTCACTTAGGCAAGATAGCAAGTCCTATCCTTGGCTGGCGTTGGCGTAAGTACAGAGGTTACAACCCACACAATCACCATATCCATATCAGTTTTACCAAGGCTTCCGACAAAGACAGTACCTTTTTTGACATACCACTACTAGGGGGCAAAATATGAAAACCCAATACTGGACAATACTTAACAGCTATGCAAGATCAGCGTTTGTATGTTTACTTACAATCTATGTAGCTGCACCTGACGCTTCACCTTCAGACATTTGGAAGGCATTTGTGGTGGCTTTTGTAGCACCTATCCTTCGTGCATTAAATCCTGACGATAAGCAATTTGGCATAGGCTCAAAAGAGTAATGTCAGCGGTAGATATTGCCGCTATCTGTGCCGCAATTACAACTGTATTTACTGGCTTCGCAATAGGACTTAGGTTCCTAGTCAAAGGCTGGTTAAATGAACTTAGACCCAATGGTGGGTCAAGTATTAAAGATCAAATCAACCGCCTTGAAGGGCGTGTTGATGACTTATTTGTCATACTATCGAGAGACAATTAAAACATGGCAGCCAAAAAGAAACCTGCACGCAGAAAGAAGTCAGTAGCTCGTTTAGAGACTACTGCCCTTGACATGCACGCCATTGCGCTCAATGAGTATTTTAGAGCATTACGCAGGGCAGGTTTTACCGTCGAAATTGCATTAGGTCTAATGGATAATAAGAACAGTATGCCTGAGTGGTTAATCCCTACAACAGCTGATACTGACATTACACCTTTTCAAGACGACGACGAGGATGAGGACTAAACCTTATTAAGAAAATTGCGTTCATAAGTGATCTGCAAGCCCCGTACATAAATGAATTAGCAGTAAAGTCAGTTGGTCGTTTCTTAGCCAAGTGGCAACCTCATCAGACAATATGCGTCGGAGATGAAATCGATATGCCCCAGTTGGGCAGTTTTAATGCCAATACCGTTGATGAAATGGTAGGCAACCTAGATGAGGACAGAGTATTTACCCAAGAGGTATTAACTTACTTGGGAGTAACAGACATAGTAGGAAGCAACCATGGAATTAGACTCTACCGATCAATTAAAAAAAGACTCCCAAGTTTTCTTAACCTACCCGAACTCAAATATGAGCGTTTTATGGGATATGACAAGCTCAACATTAAGTATCACCCATACGGATTTGACTGGGCAAAAGGTTGGCATGTCACTCATGGCGACGCTTTCCCTATGTCTAACAATGCTGGGCAGACAGCCTTAAACGGCGCACGCCGCATAGGTAAAAATGTTGTCTGTGGTCACACTCACAGGCTAGGTCATATGTCCTACTCAGAGGCTCACAATGGGCGTTTAGGGCGTGTTTTACAGGGTGTTGAAGTAGGTAATCTAGTAGACCTCTCTAGTAGTGGTATGAGCTACACAAGGGGCTATGCCAACTGGCAAACAGGATTCGCTGTTGCCTATGTAGACGCCAATCGTGTGACGGTGGTCACAATCCCTATTAACCATGACGGAAGTTTTATATTTGAAGGTAAGGTCTATGGGAAAAGAGCCTGATCGAACCATTGATGACCATATTGACGACTTCGACGCAATAGGGGTTTTGTAACAAAAGCGTTATAGGACACGCCTGTCAGTTCCTACACTTACCATGAACAAATCATCATACTTTCGGTGTTGGCAAAATCTGTCAACGGAAAGGAAATTATGAGTACATGGATAACAATTAGCATATTGTTTTACACAGCTGGTATCGCCTATTGTGCATATTACATTGGGTTTGATCGAGGCTTCCTTATAGGCAAGCAGCGTGGTTGGGTCAACGGATATGCTTCAGCCAAGGCAACCGAACGAGTTGCTGTAGATGAGGTATTTGACTATGAAAAAAACTGATGAGTGGCTCACAGAGATTAGTGGAATTGTTGCGTCAAGAGGTTCTGATTATGGCTCAGCAACTACGAACCACAGACGAATCTCAGAACTATGGTCAGGTTACTTGGACACTTACATTAGTCCAGAGCAAGCTGCCATGTGTATGTTGCTCGTCAAGGTTTCACGCCTCAGCGAGAGTCCACACCACGAGGACAGTCTCAAAGATATTATCGGATACGCCTGCGTGTATAGGAAAATAATGGCAGAGCTACATGATAATACTGAACAGGACTAAGAATTACTGTGACTACTGTAAAAACCGTTATGGGGCAACTAGCCTCAAAGGTCAAGTCATGGCGATTTTCACGAGCATTAGCTCGAGCAGAAAAGCGACCTGCAAATATCGCAACTATTGTCAGCCATGTCGAACCGAACTGGAGAGTTGGCATGACGGCAGTATTTGGACATTGGAACAACAACAAGCCTACGCACAAGGATTGGACGAAATAGATTATGGCTTACTTTGATTTAGATAAATACATGACAGCTGAGGAAAGAATAGAGCTGTTTGCTAAAGAGAATCCTGACTTTCGCATGAAATCATTTCATGAACAAACTGACGGGTTTGTCTTTGTTGAAGTTAATCTGTATCGCACTTGGGCAGACCAAGAACCTTGGGTAACGGGACTAGCTGGTGAATCATTGGCTACACAGTTTGCTATTGAAAAGGCAGAGACCTCAGCCTATGCAAGAGCTATAACTAATACAGGTGACCCTAAGTACAGCACTATGAAAGACGGTACTAAAGCACCAAGGGCTAACAAAGGTGAAATGGAAGCGATCAAACCTATGTATGGCAAGGTAGGTTCTAAGTCTGCCGCTATTGAAATGGCATTAAGAACAGACATAAAGAACAACCCTTGGTCTGCACCTGAAGCCAAGGCTGAACCTGAACAATGGTCAGTCAATGAGGTTGCCCAAGCATTAAACGCAACCGTTGTTGATCAGACCTATGAGTGCCAACATGGTGCGATGATCCGTAAAGAGGGAACTAGCCAAGCAGGTAAGCCTTATTACGGTTTTGTGTGTGTTGAGAAGCGCAAGGCTGATCAATGCGACGCCAAGTGGGGCAGACTTACAGCTAATGGTAAGTGGTCATTTGGAGAACAGGATAAATAAATGGGCGATATGGAGATGATCTACCCAGACCGTACGAGGATTATATTTACAGATGAGGGTGCAAGCCTTGACATTGTAAACATGTCAGACTGTTGCGAATTATGTAATGACCCACGCTTGGTGCATGAGGGCGACCTGCTTAAATGCCTGAGCTGTGGAGTTATCAACCATATTGACTTTGGTCATGCTAAAGATGAGCCAACACCGCAAACATAGAGGTTATCGGACGCAGAAAGTTGTAGCTGATTACCTTAAACAATGGTATCCGTATGCTGAATCTGCTGGGGCTGGGCGCACAGGCTCAGATGTTATTGGCATACCCTTTGATATTGAGGTCAAGGCTCGCACAGGATTTGACCCATTATCAGCCATTAGGCAGTTAAAATTGAGGGAGTCAGACAAGCTAGGCATTGTAGTGCTACGCATGAACGGTCAAGGCGAGAACGCTGAGGACTATGTAGCACTAATGCCATTAGGAGAATTGATGAAGGTGTTAAATGGTAGAGCCAGTTAGATGTATTAAATGTGGGGCTTGGAAAATGGAAGGTTTAAGCTGTTCAATATGCGCAAAGATCAATGCCCCGAGTGCCTAGGGTATAACACACAAACAACACAATATAACAAAGACTACCTGCACCTATGTTGTGCATGTGGTCATGAGTGGAGTGAGGGTTATGGCTAAGAAACTACTAGACCTATTCTGTGGGGTAGGTGGGGCTTCAGTTGGCTATGCACAGGCTGGATTTGAAGTTTACGGTGTAGACCTGAAGCATGGTAAGCGATACCCATACACCTATTTAAGGGCAGATGTATTAGATGTATTGCGTAATGAGGAATACTTACAACAATTTGATGTCATACATGCCAGCCCACCATGTCAGACTCATAGCATTACTAAACACCTACGCAACGCACAAGGTAAAAGCACTAGCAAGGTAGACCTAATACCTGAGACAAGGGCAGCATTGATAGCTACAGGTAAACCATACATAATTGAAAATGTAATGGGTAGCCCATTGATTGACCCTATTATGTTGTGTGGTTCAGCCTTTGGCTTAAAGGTTCGTAGACACAGGATATTTGAATCTAATCTTAAACTAAAAGGAACTACATGTAATCACAAAGAACAAGGCAGACCTGTGGGTGTGTATGGTTCATTGAGAGATGAAATACCTAAAGGCGGTAAGACAGCAGAATCCATTGATGAAGCTAGGCAGGCAATGGGTATGCCTTGGGCTATATGGTCTGAGTTAGTAGAGGCTATACCACCTGCATATACAAAGTATCTAGGAGAACAAATTGTGTGGGATAAATCACACAATATAGTGTCTCAGATAGTGAGATGACATGCTTAACAGATTTGACAAGGGCGATATGCTACTAGCCTTCGGCAGGCTTCAGAAGCCTGAACGCAAGCCCCGTAGGGGTGAGCTTGCGAGTTCGTGGGCTATAGCATTTGGGCTACTGCTATGTCTAGTGTTACTAGAAACAGCTGCCATAGAGGTTGATACAGCAAAAGCCATAACTACAAAGAAATCCGTTTATACAATTACACCTAAGATATATGCTAAATACGCATTAAATGATGATAAGCAATACAAGTGCATATTAGAGCTGTATAGACGAGAGAGTAACTGGAGACCTGAAGCAGTAGGTAATAAGAACGGTACTAAGCAGGTATATGGCATACCTCAGTTAAAGAACGAGATCATGCTTACTAAGACACCAATAGAACAGACAGCGTTAGGTATTAAGTACATAGAGCATAGGTATGGCACTACTGATATAGGTATACCTAACGCATGTAAAGCATTACATCACTTAAAGACTAAGGGTTGGCATTGACTAATAAAGCATTAGGTTCAAAGAAGTGGAAAGATTTGCGGTTGCGTGTCCTCGCTAGGGACGGCAGATGTTGTTATCTATGCCAAGGCGAAGCAGATCAGGTAGACCACATAGTGCCACGCACTAAGATGGGTGACATGTGGGATATGGATAACCTTGCAGCTGTATGTAGGTCATGCAACATACGCAAGGGCAATAAAAAATTAAGCGTTTTTTTAGGTAGCACGTCTAC